TGTAGAGATAACCCATAGCAAACTGACCACCTGAACCGATACCGTATCTGCCAATCTCGCTGGATATAAAGCTCATATCACAAGCAATGTGAAATAAGTTACCGTCGAATGCAAGTAAGTAATCAAAGCCACCATCTGCTTCTTGCTTAGCCCACGCGTAACCGTGTGCATCGAATGCACGGATGATGCTTGGGATTATCTTCTTACCCATCCACTGCACTGGATCATCACCGTTGTATTGCGGTGGGTTCCAGTTGTACGCAAGGATATCTCCTGGACGTGCATCGCCTGTGATACCGATAAGGTAATCACCAACTGCAACGATCTTCGGCGTGCGTGTAGATATTGTTCGTAAGTTATCTTCTGTTATTTGTGAGTCAGCGCAGAGTACACACCAACCATCTCCCTGAATACCGGCGATTGTTGTCATAATCTAAGCATACCACGACACGCCGTGAATGCTTCATTTCATCATACCGGCTTGAGTATGTCGTTACAATATGAGCCGTGAGGCGCTGCGGATTTTCAGACGCAAGGATACACCCTACGATGGCCTTCCTGAGCCATTTGGAGCCGATTTGCGGGCTTTAGGCCCGCTCCACGTCTGTCCGTGTGGCTCTCAGGTCTTTAACGTTATGGCGTCCTTTGAGGACTTTGAACTCAGCTGGTATTTCTTGGACGCAACCTGCGTCAACTGCGGAAATCTAGTGGTTGTCCCCTGTCCTGTGGATAAAGATGGACCACAAGCTCAGTAGCATAGATGAAGAAAAACGTACCGCTACCTGTTCAGTTTGCGGTGATACAAAAATAAAGATTAGAAATAAAAAAGCAGCCACCCCGAATAGCAGGTGGCGTTGTATTGCAGTATTCAAAAGAAACTATAACAAGTCTATCTATCCGTATTCAGTTCATAAGAAAGCCCAATGCGAACACTGTGGCTTTATGCCATCACACTCCTCTCAACTAGATGTTGACCACATAGACGGTGATCGTTGGAACAACGACCCAAAGAACTTACAGACTCTCTGTGCTAACTGTCATAGATTAAAGACCCACTTGTCAGGAGATAGCAACTCTGGTATTTTTTAGCCAGACAGATCCAGATGGTCTGTCGAGTGCTGCTCCTGGGTATGAGGCAAAACTGCCCACTATTTTTAGGCATAAAAAATAAACCCCCACTCAGGATTTCTCCTGAGCAGGGGTTCATTGTTGCCTCGCGCTAGTATGGGTTACTTAGACCCACGACCAAACTCTGTAGCAGATGGGTCGAGTGCCTTGAGCACAGGACCTGCGACAGCAGCGAGAGCTGCTAATCCGATTGTCTTGATATCTGTTTCGCCTGATAGCCATAGTGCAATGGCTGCAGCGATTCCGGCACGTAGATATGTTGCACCGATTGCCTTGAGTTTCTTGATATCCATTAGTTCTCCTTTGGACTTGTTGGTTCTTTCTTCTTAGTCTTTACCTTAGAGACCTTAGCCTTTACCTTATTTATCGGTGATGGCTCTGGCATCCAAGGAAACCAAGAAGAAGTATCGTTTTGTGCTTGTTACTACCGGTATAAATGTGTTCGCCTCTAGAGCGTGACCAAATCTTTCCTTTGAATATTAAATACTCAACGCGGTCATCCTTTTGTAACTCTGAATAGATAACAGAGCAGTTAACTCCAACTAAAGGATCGTGTGTTAAATCTACTGCGTGACCTGAGTTGTGGTCTGAGTTAGGATTCTGATGGACGTGTGCTTTAGATGGGAGCAGCCCATCGGATGCTTTCATCCTCTTCGGCCATATCGCTGTTGCTTGACGTAGTACTGCTATTGCAGCAGGCGTCGCCTTCTTTGCAAGTGGAATCATTATTGTCCTCGTTGGAGTAGAATTTGATAGAGCTTGTCAACTTTTTCCTCTAATCTATTGACCTGATCACGCAGGCTGTTTCCGCCGTTGGGACGAAATTCATACATCAATGATTTGAATATCCATCTAAACCCTGCAACTAAAGTACCTAAGATACCTAGTGAGGTTGCTATTAACATAGACCAATCGTTGGCAGACACGTGCTCTCCTTATACTGTTCTAATTGTGACTGTGAGATAACCGCCGTAACCGGAGAAGCGCTTATCTTCTGGTGTCTTGTTGTTAAAGTCCATCTCTTCTATCAAACCAATAAATGATTCACCGGTTCTGAAGTCTTGTACTTGGATAGTATCTCCAAGGTTTTCTACGTTCTCTAGTTGTGACATACGAGCATATGCTGAACCTTCATAACCTACTTCGTTACCGAACTTATCGGATTCGTGATCAAAGCAGAAGAGTGGATACTGGATTAGACGTTGACGTGGAATAGCAGGCAGAGCCTTAATCTGATAGCCAGTAAAGAGTGGGCCTTGTGTAACATCAGTTGTTGAGCGACTGAGTACGAACTTAAAGCCTAAGTATTCTTGAGCTGTTGCTGGAGTGTTAACATTGACTTCAGCTACTTGAGTTCCTTGACCAAAGATTCCTATATTGTATGAGTTATCTTCTGAGTCAATAGAGTAAATACTTAGAGCACCATTGGTAGTGTCAACGCGAGCCTGAAGCATCTTAAAGATTTTAAGTTCAAGAGTATTATAACGAACGTAACCTGTACGTAGGTATCCTTCCGACAACAATGTAGATAATGACTCAACATATACTGTTCCATCTACACCATCTCCAGCATTACAAAATGCTAATCTATTTGTATTACCCATAAAGGCACACGCTGTTGTGTAGTGACCTAAGGTATCGGCTGGATCGTAGAGGTCAAATGCGTAAGCAAATACTCCAGTACCTGTTGCTTGACCTAAATCAATACGAGTAACACCTGCTTGTCCTTCAACACCAGTTGATGCCCAAATGTATCTATCGCGGAAAGCAAAGTCATAGCAAGGTTGTGTAGTCTCAACAGATAGTGGACCGTATGCAATAGAGCCATCAGTGCTAGATAGTTGTGCGATACGCACACCTTGGTTAGTACCGATAGCCATATAGTCTAGGTAGTAAGAAATCTTAAATGCTATTTCACCTACTGGTAATTCAGCTGCAGTAATGGCAGATGTCAGTGTAGGCATAGCACCTGCTGTAGTCAGCGTGAACTTATAGATATTAGATTGGATGCCGCTATATCCTGAGATATAGATGGCAGCGCCTGAAGAAGTGATGCTAGTAAATACGTGGTCTGGGTCGTTGTGTGAGTAGACCGCAGCAGGTAGTGCTGTAGCACTGGATGAGAACTCATAGACTTTGTCATTGACACACATAATGAGACGCTCTTTGGTGTATTCAATGACAGCGTTATCTACAGTAATGCTGTTTTCTGTAATCATCAAAGTAGGAGATACAGAACTATCATCAGATAGTAATTTCTTGTATACTCTTAGCCGTGGAGTACCAGCATTGAGCACGTTAGTTACCCAGTAGGCATAGACTCCATCATCACAGATTGCGTGTACTGCATAATCAGTACCAGATGTGTAGTCAATAAAGTGAATAACCTCTGCTACACCTGTACCAACAGGTGAGACTGCAGTAGATGTTACGTTAGAAGCAGTCTTAGCATAGGTAAATGTAGTGGTGGTTGGTACACCAGTAATTGTATAAGTACCGTTAAAGGTTGCATCCACACCAGTAATAACGATTTCCATACCAGTACAGAGACCGTGAGCTGCTGTTGTAGTCAACGTTGCTACGTTAGTAGTCAGTGCCTTGTTGTTAATAGATACAGTAATCTTTGGGAAGACTTTATCTACATCATATTCATCGGCTAGTAGCACACCGTTGTAGGTGTTGCTGTTCTTAGTCCATTGAATAGAGCGCATCATCTGCCAAGGACGACCATCAGTTCTAATACCACCAGTTGTGATGTGTTGACTATCGCAAGACTTGAGCAGTGTTGCCTGTCCCTTGGTCCATACATCTAGTCCTTTAGACTCTGTGTACTGGAAACGAAGTGACTCATCTTGGATTGGCTCAAAGAACTTAATACCTTGACCATAGTGAAATGATGACTGGGATCGTAGCCACCAACCAGTAAGAGTCTGCTCACCTGGTTCACGGCTCTGGTCAATCTGCTGTTTACGGTACTGAGCAGTAACACGACGGCAAGGGTTATCATCGGAGGCTGCAATGAAGAATGGCAATCCAGCGATTGCTACATCATAGGCATAGCCTGTGGCTGTGTATGTAGCGCCAGAAGGGTTAGATAGTACAAATGGTAACCCTTCACTGATGTCGTCGCCGTATGGCATTTATTCTCCTTGGTTTAGATTTACCTCATACTGTTTATCTTTTGTAAAAACTAGAGGAATTGTGTAACGCTTACCAGATGTAAGTGTTTTAACTTCGTGTAAATATTCAATTCCATATCCTTGAAAAACAACTAAAGATTGTGCTTTTGGTTTATATTCAAAATCAAGATTAGGAAATACTATTTCTCCACCAGTAAAATCATCATTGAGGTAAAGAACTGCACTGATAACAAATGACCTATCTGTACCGTCTGAATCTATATGTGCTTTCATAGAAGCACCTTCTGGAAATATTGCTAAGAAAAATTCTTGTAAATATAATTTGTAATTAAAAGAATCTTTGTACAAGTCTAATATTCTTTGAGAATATTTTTTAATAAAAGTGTATATTTCTGGTATTTCAGGATTAACTAAAAGAAGCCTACCATCATTCCAATTATTAAATTTATTATCTAATTCAAGTTGTTTTAAGGCAGACATTAAAAAAGTTTGGTCATCTTTTTCAATAAATTCTTCAATAACTTGAAGATTTTTTATTTTCATTTTGACACCTTTATTTATATTCTTTAATTTGCCTAAACTGTGACTTGTAAGAATCAAAAAATCGAGTGCGAAGTCGTATGGTTGTTTTCATTTGATTTTGTAAATCTTCTTGAGTTCCAATAGACATTTCCCAAGAATCGCGCTTGAATGGAATTACCTGAGCCATTGGTGTACCAGCAGGGATTAATCCTTCATACTGAATATTATTAAGAACAAAAGGAAAATTAACTGGAGAATTATATTGATCCGTGTCTACAATACCTGGAAGAATTGTAAATGTAGATTCACGGTGCATAGGTTGTACAAACAAAACTGAATATCCTGGAGGTGTTTGGATTGCCCAAGGATTTATCCATTTAGGATATGAAATTTGATGACCATTTCGATTAGGATGATTAGGGGCTTGTTCTACTGGGTGCCATTGAATAGGTTCAAATGAAGGCCATTCATACCAAGGCATCCCATCTTTTTGAGATACCCATACATCTGTATATGTGTATAAAATATATCCACCAGTAATTGCATCAAAAACTGGCATACAACGTTTGATAGTTGCTGATGTATTACCATCACCGCTTGGTTTCTTTTCATCACCTATGTATGATTCAAGATTTTTGTACCAGTCTGGTACAGATGCTGTAGCTGGTTTAGGCGCGTATTCTTCTGGTATGTTTCCTGTGTTAGTAAATATTATTTTCATTTATTTATATTAGCATAAGGTGAGTCTAATAGGTTAGCCCAAGTATAGACGTATTCATTTATTTTTTCAGGAGTTAAATCTGGTGCTGTTGGGATTGCTAAGATGTTAGACTTAAAGGTATTCCATTCCCCTGATATATCTTTATCAGGGTCTAAAGGTATATCAGGGTTTAATTTCATCCCAAATTCTAAATATATTGCTTCCATAGACCAAGACCAAAATAAGTTATGATTTGGTATATTTTTTGATATAAGTTGCATATTTAACAATTGGTCTTTAGATTCAATTAATTCATAATGATCTAATAACACACAGTCATATTGTTTATCTGTTTTATAACTATTCATATCAGCAATTTGAATAGTTATATTGTTGGGTAAAGTATTCTTTTCAAGAAAGATATCTACTACATCTTGTGATATTTCAACAATATGAATGTGCTCAACTTCAGGTTTACTGGCAAGCCATAATGCAAGAATTCCAAAACCTAACCCACTCATAAGAATTTTTCCATACCCAAGATTGTAGCTTGAGTAGAGTTCTTTTATTTCTTTATTAGTATATAAATCAAAAGCCATTTCTTGTTTATTGTTTAAGTACAAAAAATAATTTCTATTTTGTTTTTTTACAATACTTACATTTCCTTTAGATCTTTCATTTAATCTAATTTTTGGAACCGTATTTATATTAAATGGCATTATTATTCTTCAATAAATATAGGATTAACTGTTACCCAAAAACGTTCTGCATCATCCCAAGTATATTCTAACCCATCTGTTGGGTAAGGTGCTCTCCAAGAATCATTAAATTTTTCAAATCCAATTTGGATCCAATCTTCATCATCAATAACTTCAAGACCTGTTACCTGTTCAGTGCAGTAGATGAGCCTGCTTGCTGACTACCGCCATTGTTGCCAGCATTGAAATTTCCAACACTTCCTGGTCCACCACTTCCACCGCCACCACATCCAGGAGATGTAGCACTAGCGCCTGCTATTCCATCTCCGCTAGTTCCATTTATACTAGCAGGTCTATTACCGCCTCTTCCGCCAGAACCACCACCAGTACCAGCATTTCCGCCATTGAAGTAATCATAAACACTAGCATTTCCATAATGTCCACCTGAACCACCGCCAGCACCGCCAGAAATTGTATAATTAACAGTACCAAGATTTCCAGCAAGTGCTAAAGAAGCTGTTGCTGCGGTAGAACTAAATCCAGCTTGAGCGTTACTTCCTCCTGCTGCACCCCCAGATGTTTGCAAATCATATGCATTTGCAAGGTTCCATATAAAACCTGGAGTATTGTTATAACCAGCGGCACCACCTGCGCCACCTCCCTGCGCCCAAGTACTTTGTCCTCCAGTTCCACCTTCAACAGTTACAAAATTACCAAAGGATGAGGTACCACCATCGCCTCCTTTGTATGGAGTATAAATAGTACCGCCAACTCCACCAGCGCCAATAACTACAGAATAATTTGCACCAGGTGTTAATGAAATGTCTTTACCGCCCATTAAAATTCCCGCTGCTCCACCACCTCCGCCTGCTCCGCCACCATTATATCTCTGGAATCTTGCGTTGGAAGGAATACTTCCTCCAACGCCACCAGCACCAGCGCCAGCAACAATAAAGAATGCAACTTGTGATGCAGTATTAGGCATAGTAAATGTACCAGAAGTATTGAATGTCTGATACAAAGAATAATTTGCTGCAGGTGTTACTGAGTTAGACGCAGCAGAATTGTCAGAAGATATACCATAAGATGTAGTTGCTTTAACTGTAAATGTATATGCTGTTCCATTTGTTAAACCAGATACAGTAATAGGAGAAGTTGTTGAAGTCCCTGTAATTGAACCAGGAGTAGATGTAGCTGTATATGTTACAGTCCCACCTTTACCTACGTATGATGGTGCAGTAAACGTAATTGTAGCTGAACCACTAGATGCGGTTGCTGTACCAATGGTAGGTGTTCCTGGTTTACCGCCACCAGATGCTACTGATCCTATAATTAACATTAGACCGCCAAATCTCCTAATAATAGGAATGTGTTAGTCGCTATACAAACAAGTGCTGCTGTTGAATATTGTGCTCTTAATAATGTTCCTGGAGTTGCATAGATAATAGATGTGCCGTCATCATCAATAGTTACTATGCCAGTACCAAGACCTGTAATAGCAATTTGCTGACCTACCGTAAATACACCGTTAGGCACAATAATAGTTTTATTACTTGCAGAAGTCATAGTAATTAACTTGCCAGCATCGGATGCAATCAAAGTATAGTTATCTGTCTTGGCGTTAATTGCAACATTGATTGGACTCCAAGACAAAGTAGAGCCATCAGTTGTAAGATACTCTCCACTATTGCCTGTTTGAGATGGAATCTCTGTAGCACTAGCTGCCCATTTGATACCAGCGGCTTGAGTTGAATCTGCTGTGAGGACATATCCATTAGTGCCAAGTCCTAAGCGAGTTACAGTTGCTGATGCAGTTGCGGCAATTAAATCACCTTTAGTTGTAACGGTTGACTTAGGAATTGCTGCATCTGCTGTTGCTACTCCTGCTGTAAAGAAGGTTGCATCATCACCGGTAAAAACGTGCTTTACTGTTGCACCTGCTGTATGCGTAATAGCACTTGTTCCAGCTTGAGCACGAACTACTGTCAGTGTATCGCCTGAGATTTCAGTAATTGCTACAATTTCTTCATTGATAGTATCCACATCTAGGGCAACGAGGAATTGATCTACGTTACCAGCTGCAAGTGTTACACCACCCATAAGCGCTGCACCAGTACCTGTTGTAACAGTAAGTGTTGTAGCACTATTAGATATCGTAGAAGCAAGCGCTGTTTGTGTGCTCGTTGTACTATATTTGCGTGTCATTATTTAGCCTGCCTTATGATGTGTAGTGAACACGGATAGGGAACTTGTCTTGTAGTTTGAGTGACTCTTCGTTTAAGCGTTGGTTGTAGAGTGCAAAGATGTAACGAGATGAAGCTACACCAGCACTAGATGGAATCTTTGTATCGTTGAGGTCAGCCTCAGCACTAGATAGGTTAATACGACCTGAATCTACATATGAAAGCAATTTGTATGATGCACCAAGAGTTACTACATCTCGGCAAGAATCAGGTAGTCCTGTAACATCTGCAAAGTCATCAGTGTTAGCATCGAGTGTATTAGCAGTAGTTGTGTAGTAGACCTGAACTGTGCGTCCTGGTTGAATGTTCTCGTAGATGTTAATTGTGTTAGTTGTATTAAATGCTGCTACGTTAGCCATAGGATCTGCACGCCAACGGTTAACTGGTAGCCACTCTAGGCTTGAACCAGTTGTCTGCCAAGATGCGTAGATGATAGATTCGCAGTCATCTGGTAGCGGATA